AATATCGTCAATGTAGGTGACCTTAGTACTTGCCCCTACCCCCAGTAACAGCTGCTGCATTGGTGACATAATTAATAACCTCCGTGTGTGTTAGTTAGTAGGTACATTTATGACAACCCTGCACCTGAGATATAGGCAGTAGTGTTATGAGTAAAATAGATAGTCGCCATACCTCTTGTAGCTAAGGTTCTATTCGCACTTGTTCCATCTGCCGTGTAATACAATACTGACCCTTTATTTATTGTTATATCTGCATTGGTGTTATTGATGATTGTCACAGCATCTCCCCCAGAAAAAATGCTGTCAGCAATAGTCACATTACCACTAGCTAAAATAGTTTTGCCAGCATCAGCCGCTACTAAATCATAATTACCAGATCCACTTTGAGTATTTAAAGGTATAGAACGCAGATCTCCCTTTGAATCTGATACCGTTCCAGTGCCTGTAACATTGCCGCAACCTATAGTCCCAACAGTAATATTTGGGGAGCCTGTAAGACCTGCTGCTGTCCCAGTTGTATCTTGATTAAGTGTTGGAACCCTAGCCGCTGGAATTGTTCCAGAAGTTAAATTACTTGCATTAGACGAAAATGCTTTAACAGATTGTTGACTAGGTACTTTTGTGGCAGAGTCAGTTGCCATGTTGTCTTCATCTAATAAATCAGATGAAATTGAATAAGGTGCTGTCCAAGTAGTTACACCACTACCGTTTGTTTTTAATAAATAATTATTTGTACCGCCGTTTGGAGGAAGTTGAAAAGTTGGGTTGCCACTGAATTGATTATGTGGAGGTGCTTTGACCGCTATATAGTGAGCATTGCTTACTTCGCAATAAAGTCTTAATTCTGATTGTGAACCTGTGTTTTTTATTCCTAAAACACCACTAGAAATAGATTTAGAATTCATATCTAAATCGCCTCCTAGTTGTGGAGTCGTATCACCAACAACGTCAGTAATTCCTACATTTGCATTAGCAGCAATACCAGAAAGCTTACTTTTTTCTGCGTCTGTAAAAGCATTTGTATTTGAATTATTTTCATAAGCCGTTTTTATCTCTGCATCTGTTTGATCCGCAGTAGCACTGGCTTCAATAGCATTTAATTTACTGTGATCCGCATCTGTAAATACATTGCTATCACTAGCAGCTTCAACGGCAGCCCTGATTTCTGCATTTGTCTGATCTCCAGTAGCACTAGCTTCTATAGCAGCTAATTTAGATTTTTCAGCGTCTGTAAAAGCGTTAGTATTTGACTCGTTTTCATAGGCAGTCTTTATTTCAGCACCTGTTTGATCCGCAGTAGCACTTGCCTCTATTGCATTTAGTTTTGAATGATCTGCGTCAGTAAAAGTATTGGAATCAGAAGCCGCCTCAACCGCCGCTGCTATTTGTGCTGCTGATATTGCCCCAGTATTTCCATTAACAGAAAGAACAGCATCAGTTGGAGTTCTTAGCAGTGTGAAATCTGCCATACTGCCAGCACTGCCACTGTTTCTTACATACGATTTATTCTCATCAGTACGAACAACAATATCTCCCTCTTGTGTCGTTAGTGCTAATTGTGCTGATTGGTTGGCAGCTTCTTGAACAGTTGTTAAAGCTAAAGACGTTACAGAAAACTGTGTACCATTTAATTGAAGACCTGTTCCAGCGGTGTAAGTTGTATCAGAACTATTTGCATCAACATATGCTTTGACACTCTGTTGACTAGGAACTTTCGTAGCTGAGTTGGTAGCCATATTATCTTCATCAAGCAAATCAGAAGATATAGAGTAGTTATTGGCAGAAGTAGCTATACCTGATAATTTTGTTTTTTCTGCATCGGTAAAGGCATTAGTATTTGATTCACCCTCATAAGCTGATTTAATTTCAGCACCCGTTTGGTCAGCCGTGGCACTAGCTTCTATTCCATCAAGTTTTGTTTTTAATGCGTCAGTAAAATTGTTTTTAGTTAGACCGTTATCACCTACTGAATAAGTTGTATTCGTAGAGGCAAAATTTAACTTTCCGCTTGCATCGTCATAAGTAACAGCAATATTTGTTTCTGTGTTACCAGAAACCATTGCTCCGATAATGTCTTGAACTTCTTCAGTTGTTAATTGTGTATCTGTATTGGTAACAGTGTTTGTAAATGTTATTTTATCTCCTGATCTTGCAACGCTTAAACCTGTACCTGCTTCAAGTACAACGTCATCTGTTCCAGAACCACTGTCAGTTAATCTGATTTTCTCTTCATCTGCATTGTCTCCATCAACACAGGAAATTGTGTAAGTAACATTTACTTCTGCTCCTGTAGCAATACCATCTAGTTTTGTCTTATCCGCACTAGATTGTAATCCTGCATTTGTTGTGGTTGCTTCAGGCAAAGTAGCGTTTGTACCTGTGCTACTTGCTATCTCTCTTGTACCTGCTGTATAACTTAAATTAGTCGCTCCAGTATGAGCATCTACATAAGCTTTAATTGACTGTTGACTAGCTACTTTTGTAGCAGAATCACTAGCCATATTATCTTCATCTAATAAATCAGATGAAATTGAATAATTATTAGCAGAGGCAGCAACACCATCAAGCTTGTTTTTTAAAGCATCGGTAAAGTTGTTTTGTGATAATTCACCATCTTGTATTGAGTAGGTAGTGTTGGTGTCTGGAGGAACAGCCCACTCCATACCATTGGCTGTATAACCTAAAAACTTATTTGTACCGCTAGGAGCTGCGTGAATATCTAACTTTGCTTCTGCAATAGTATCGTCAGCTATTTTTGAATTTGTTACGGCACTACTATCAATGGTCCATGTATTGTTCCCTGCTCCTGAAACAACAATATCTCCTTTGTCTCCACTGGTTAACCCTTCACCATCTTGACCAGCAGGACCAGTAGCTCCAGTAGCTCCAGTTGCACCAGTTGCACCAGTATTACCTTGTGGACCTTGAGGACCAGTCGCTCCCGTTGCTCCTTGTAAATATGATGTTCCACTACCCCATGCACCACTAGCTTTAGGGCCATATATTTGATCATTAGTTGTATCAATATAAAAATCCCCATCAACTCCAAGTCCTGAACTAGGAGCACCAGAGCCATTTAAAATTGTTTTTCCGTCAGCCCCTGCTGGACCAGTAACACCTTGTACACCTTGAATACCTTGAGATCCTGTCGCACCAGTATCTCCTTTAGGAATAGTAAAATTAAAAGTTGCCGCACTAGAAGAACCACTGTTTGTAACAGAAGCGTTAGAACCTGCACTGCCTGTGCTTGTGCTTCCTACCGCTATGGTTGCGGCTGTTCCTGTTGCTCCTGTATCTCCTTTATCTCCAGTCCTTGCAAACGTGATAATTACATCTTCACTAGCACTAAAAGAAGTAGAACCAGAAACATAAGCACAAGTTACTTTGTGATAACCAGTAGCTTCAGTTGCTGCTGAAATTGTAAATAGTGCAAAATCATCTGCATTTGTTTTATTAGATATTTTAAAATGTCCTTTTATTGTTGATGTTGAATCATCTATTGTTCTTAAAAACGATTGAATATCTGTTCCGTCGTCATCTACATCATCTATAAATAAAGAACTAGCAGAAGATATATTTGCATTATTAAACTTTAGTTTGCCTGCCCCAGGATCACTGTCAGCAGTAGAGGTATCAAATGTGTAGTCAAAAGTTGCACCACCAAAAGCTCCTGTAGCTCCTGTATTTCCCGTAACACCTTGAATCCCTTGAATCCCTTGTGGTCCAGTTGCACCAGTGTTACCTGTGTCTCCTTTTTCTCCTTGAACCCCCTGTGGTCCTGTATTACCTGTAGCCCCCTGTGGTCCTTGAGGTCCAGCTGCCCCCGTTGGACCTTGTGGACCTTGTGGACCTGTTGAACCTGTATCACCTTTAGGAACAGTAAAATTTAAAACTGCTGCTGTTCCTGTACCTGTATTGGTTACAGAAGCGTTACTTCCTGCATTGCCTGTTGTGGTTGTTCCAATACTTACAGTTGCTGAACCATTTTGACCTGCTGCTCCTGCTGGCCCTTGGTCCCCTTGTGGTCCTTGTGGTCCTTCAGTTGTAATTGTGACTACAGAGTTTGACATAAGAGACTTTTAATTGACGGAATAACTAGCAAAAATTAGGCTGTATAACCTTCATCCATAAAGATGATACCCTCTAACCAATATTCTTTCAGCCCTGAAGGATTAGTAAGCAGTACATCATATCTGTATTCATTATCTGTAAGTTGGGTTGTTTGAGTATCGGTCACGCTCCAGTCAAAAGTGCCTCCTGATGCACTTGTAATAGAAATACTTACATCTGCAGCTTTTGTTGTTCGGCTTTCGTTCCAAATTTGTGAAGTAACTGTATAACCAGTCAAATTGATAGCAGTATTATTGCCATCTTTGACACTTATTCCAAACTTATGATCTGAACGCCGTTGGATCATAAAATCATAGGTCTTAGGTGCTATAGCCATTAATCAATTTTTTTCTACAGTTTAGATCACCAACTAAGAACAACAATAATTCCTTTAGTTCCAGCAGATCCCGTAGCACTTGTCGTACTCCATACCCCATCAGCTCCCTTCCCTGGACCTTTGCCCCAAAAAGTACCGCCACCTGATGACCTCATGTCAACAAGGTTAAAACCTGTTGCTGTAGTCCCTGTGTAATTATTTATAGTTTGGAATTCTGCTTTTTCTCCATGACAATTTAATTGACCATTTTGAGCCAACCCAGCCCACCCTGGTCTGCTCATGTCAGTTGCAGCAGTTGTTACATATCCAACAGATGAACCTACCCCTCCTTCTCCCGTTATAACCAAACCAGTCCCCCCTGGAGTAAATCTGCTTATGCTCCCAGTTTGACCATTACCTGTTGCTGCAGGGCTTCCAGCTCCACCTGCTCCTACAACACAAGTTGCAGATGTACCCATTTCTGTTTTGTTGTAAAAACGTATAGCAGTACCGCCGCCGCCGCCGCCTGAACTACCCCAATACCCGCCGCCGTGGGCTGTAACGCCTCCTGCTCCTCCTCCTGCTCCTGTGCAAATAACAAGAAAAGTATCACGTCCTGCTTCAGGAGTGAAGGTAGCACTTGATGAAGTGTTTTCAAAGACTTCAAATTTTGCTCCAGTAGTTAAGGCCAACCAAGCACCACCAGAATAAAACTCAAGAAAATTATTATTACCACCACCTTGAGTATTCAAACGAAAATCACCCTGACTTAAATCTCCTCCTGTAGGTCTGTTCGCATCATTACCAGCAGGCAATGTTATTGATTTACCAGAAAAATTTGGATCTGCTGTAGGTGCTAATCCTAAATTTGTAGATAAAGAACCTAAAGTGATCCACCCATTATTTGATCCATTTCTTAGCTTTAATTTGTTGTTTGCAGTATCAACCCAAGTTTTATACGCAACTGTAGTTGTAGGAGCACTAGAACCTGAATTATTTGTTTGAATATCTCCTAAGATATTGTTTAATTCAGACCTAAATTGAGAACCGCTAAGGTTTTCAACAATGTAATCTCTTTGATTAGTCATTTAATAACCTGATTGATTGACAGTAGACACTTGATTACCAAACCCAGAAGCACCCCATACAAAAGAACGGGCTTGACTACTATCGTTGGTTGTATTTTTAAATACTACTTGAAATCCTGTTCTTGTAATATTGCTAACTTCAAAGAAATCACCATCTTCTCTATTAATATTTGATTGAGTTATAAATACACTTGGAGGTCTGTAAAAACCCGCCGAAAAATCTACCTGTAAAGGACCAGAGCCAGTAGTAATTGGTTCCGTAATACTTTCTGTTCTAGGTTGCAGCTCAACAACTACTCCTAATCTTCGTACGGCAATGTTTTGATCTGTGTTTGAGCTTGTTAATTGTAATTTAAATTCTATTGCTCTTGCTCTAACTAAAGAACCTACAAGAGGCTGCCAATTGCTCCATGTTGGTGATGAATTAGGATTGTTATTTGTTGTTCTATAATAAAGAATTGCATTACAATCGCTAGATGTTAAAGCCAATTCATCATCAATAAGTCCCCACGTATCAATCAAATCGTTTTTACTGTCCCAAAGGCTTTCATCATCAAACATAAAACTGTTCAATTGTTTTTTTAAATTCACGTCATAGATTTGTGTTAAATCAACAGAATTAGAGAAATAATATTCACCAGTTGCTGCTGTTACGTTATTAGAGACTGACAGTTTTAAAGAATCTAAAGTTGAATCATATGTTGTATTAGTTTTTGAACCTGTAAAATTAGCTGTATGTTCATCAACAAAATCCACTAAAAAACGATTGCTTACAGAAGGCATTACGACAGTTGCTTTTGTTGCATCCCAATCTGCTAATAAATTTGAAGACGGCCCTGTTGATTTTCGGCCGCCATCATCTTCAAATTTCACAAGGTAAGCATTGACCCCAGGTAACAATGGAACTTCTGCACTAGTTGAATTTCCTGGCAAAGTTTGATTTAAAGACTGTTGTGCATCTGCCCACCTTGCAGATGGATTATCTGATTGAGCTATTAACACTTTTCCACCAAGCAATACATCTTTTTCAGTGCTTTTGTTCCACTGAAGTAAGCCTCTATCCTGATCAATTGGAGTTAAAGTTACTCCAGTAACATCTGTTGGAGGTGCTGTTTTTCCAATTGATGTATGTGTTTTAGTAATAGGAGTTACTGACCTTAATCCTGACGCACTAATGCTATAAACTTCAATTTCATATGTTCCAGCAACTACATCTAAAATTTCTGTTTGTTTTGTTTTTTCTGATATTCTTGATTCCCAATTATTATTATTATATCTAAAACGAACATAAGCATTAGCAGTGTTATTTGTCCAAGAAATTATTATTTTTACTCTTGCATTTCCTAAATTTTCATAAATTAATTCAGTCGTATCTATTCCTGTAGGAGTTGCAGGAGCTACATTTAGATTTGTAATAGTTCTTGTCGTTAATGATATACCACTTTCAACAGCATTATATTTAGAAGAATTATAGGAAACAGCAGTAATCCCATAGTTTATTCCATCTTGTTCTTCTACTGAGACAACACGCCATGTTGATGTTTGTATATTTGAATTTTGATAAACCCATAACGAATTGGCATTAGGAGCAGCAGAGAAACTAGAAGATAAATTGACAACACCTGATGAAATACTGCTTATAGATTTAGTTTCAACCGTGCCATTAGGGAGAATGACAGAAAGAGTGGGACTACTAGAAACCACTAAGCCTGTTGCATCATCAACAGTAATAGCAGTCGTTGTTGCACTTTTTATACGTCCTGACTTTCTAGATCCTGCTTTCATTTCATCGGCTATTTCTATTACTTGTCCTGGCCTACAAAGTACCCCTGCTTCTATAGAAGTAACGAAAGTGCAAGTCTCACGTTCATTATTTTCTGTATATAAAAGCCACTCTCCTAGTCTTCTAGCCTGCCCTCTACTAGTACAAGCAAAAGCATCAATATTTTTGACAATAGAACCATATTTTGAAATGTTTGCATTGCTTTTCACCTCTTCATATCCAAAATCCCTTAATTCATTATCAAAGTATCTAACAACAGCAACAGTAGCTCTGTTCTTTTGACTACTCGTTTGATATGTGAAACCTGGCTCTAATACATTTGCGATACTAAATAAATAACTAGTATCTTGAGGAGAATCTTGTGTTAAAGAAACAGAACCTGCTTCCCAATAAGCTTGTGCCCTAAATACAGAACATAATTGATTAATTACAGTATAGGCTTCTTGTGCTGTTTGTATATTTACGTTGCAAGCAAAACGAGGCTCAGTGCCTCCAGCTCCATCACTAATTTGAGCACTAGAATAAACACTAGCGGCATAAAAGGAAAACTTATCTAAATCAGCATCAGCTAAATAAATACCTAATCCATACCTAGAAGAAGTTAACAAATCAAATAAAATCCAAGCTGGGTCATTTGTGACTACCGCCGCCCCTAAAGTTCCATTAAATGTTCCTGAATAAGAAAGACTTCCATCAGCTCTAACTGTTGCATTGTGAGGTACTCGAACTGTTTTGCCCTTAATTAAATATGTTCTCTTAGGAATACTTGAAAATTGTTCAGCATCTATTCTCAAACCAACTAATGCTGAATTTAGATAAGCTCTTGAATCATAAATAATTTCTGTGTATGTATTCCACTGAAACGCATTTACTAATTTTGGATTGGTTGAATCATCTGTAATTCTTGTGACTTTTATATTGACAGGAAAAGAACCGTCTAATTTCAATACATAATCTCTTTGATATAAATCACCTGTTCTACCTTTTATTTTTCCATCATTACCAGATACTTTAGTTTGATAACTCCCTCCAGAATACTGAACAGCAATTTCCAAGTCAATCTCACTACCTTCAATATCACCTTCATCAGTAATTAATTGCAATTGAGGTACATCAATAGTTACTTTTACAGCCTCAATATTTGAATTAGTTATTGACTTAACTCCAGGTGAATTTTTTGCTATTGTGCCTAAACCTGTATTTTTTACCTGTGCTGTGTTTTCAGTTAAAGGTATAACTGTTTGAGAAGATGTTCCTGTTCTCTCTGCATATGAAACATCTTTAAAGTTAAAACTATTATCTGCATTTTGCAAAGGTGTATCATTTAAAAATATTGATTTTGCACCGTCTACTAAACCACCTATCTCACCCTCTGAAAGGAGATCAAGGACACGACCAAATTGCTTTGATTCAAGATTATCTTTTGCTGTAGAAGTTGAACCGCCGCCGCCTCCCCCTTTACCGTTGCCGCCTGAGCCAATAACTAGATTTGTCATGCTTCTACCTCAATTTGTTGTGTATCAATTGCCGCTGAAATAACGACAGAACCTACTAAGACTTCTGAACCATAAACGATAGGAACAGCAACGCCAGCACGACTTGTGTTTTGTATTCCACTAAAACTAAAACTTCGCCTTGGGTCTTGCTCTGAAGAAGGGACAGGAGGAACAGGTGTAAGTAAGCCAGAAATACCACTAAGAACTAAACCAATTCCTAAATTACCTGCTAAAGCTGCTGCTGAAAAACCCCCTGCACTTGCCGCAAAACCTACTCCTCCTGCACCTGCCGCAAAACCCACCCCTGGAGCTGCTATTGCTACACCAATCAAAGCAGCACCTAATATAATTTTTCCTACGTTTCCTCCTGCTCCTCCCACAACAGGGATAATAGATATATCACTTTGACCAGTTGGGTAATGCAATTCGTCTTCTGATAAATCCCAACTTCCAGCCGACACTTTGTATTGACGATCAAACATGTGTTTTTCTATTCCTTTAAAATTAACGCATAAAAATTTCATGGCTTGAACAACATTATTAACTTCCGCTTCTAAAACACGTTCTCCTACAAATTTAGCTAGTTCGCCATATAGTTTTATCTTACGCAAAGTCATACCGAATCCTCTTTCCTATACATTTTAATAGCCACTCGTCTAATAAATCACGACTCGACAAACGACTTTGTAAATGGTGCAAAAGCAACTGATCGCCAAGATATAAACCGATATGATTTAGTCCAGGTGATCGCATACTCATTAACAATAAATCATTCTTTTGTAATTCTTCTTCAGGTCTTAACTCTCGAAATCCTGTTGCAATAAAAGAACGCTCAAACATTGGATTTAAAATAAAAGCTTCTGAACTTGTGGGCCTATCCCAATCTCTTAAATTTATTCCAAGTTCTTCCTTGTAATAATCACGGCACAATGACCAACAATCATTTATACCCCATACCCATTTACGGCCTATTAAAGGTGCTTTATATCCGCAAGGTTCATATTCAACCCATTGTTCTAAATTTGGCTGAATTACATACCATTTAAGTTTAGTTTTTTCGCAAGCAACCTTATCAGCCATTGATAATTCTGGTGCTGTTACTGGATGACTGTGAACAATAGCTATTATCTCTCCTGTATCCTCTGCCTTTGCCCAATCTTCTGGGGCAATAATAAACATATCTTTTTTGTCTTCTGCAATATTCTTACAAGCAAAATAAGTTTCTTTCCCTTTAACAACAACTAATAAACCACAAGACTCAAAAGGATCTTCACCCTTTGCATGATTTAAAGCTTTATTTTTCCAAGTCATCAAGAAAAAAATGATCCAATGCCAGGAAAATCAGCAGGTAAAACTTGTCTTTTAGGCAACCGAACACCCATAACGTCAATTTTTGCAGCTAATTCAAACTCAACAATTTCTCTTGTTTCTAATGATTTACGATCAATTATATAAATTTCATCTGGAAATAGAGCAGATGTATCAGGGGTATAAGGACTGCTGCCACCAGGGAAATTAGTAGCGTCCAAATATCTTAAAAGCGTTCTTCTTCTTGTAACTTTTGCACCTTCTAACCCCATTGATAGTGTTAAAAGAATTGTCGTAATTGTTCCTAAAACATTACTTATTCTTAGTGTTGGTCTAGGCAATTGTTTTCCATTAAATTCAAAACCTTCTGCCTCTATTGGTAAGGCCGTGTATGACTGACCCGCGAAAACAATGTTTGAATTTGCATTTTGGCTCCTACCACTATGAAACCTATAAACAGTACTGGACCCGTGAATTGTTGAATTTAATTCAAGAATAAAAAGCTCAATAATTGAACTAGGATTTTGTTTTTGTAATTCACTAACAGGTACGGCCATTAAGCTTCGAAAACCTCTTGAAAAGTTGCTTTTATTATGGCTCTATTTACATAAGGAATTGTTTTAGTCCAAGAGGGACAAATGTATTTACCTGATGAACTTTCCCCTGGAGCTGTCCAAGTAAAGCAATCAGAATCACTTGCTCTTGCATCTAAAAAAGTTTCAATAGTATCTGAATCAGTTTCAGAAACATTAAAAGTAAGTCTATAAACTTTCGGATTTTGATTCATCCCAAAAGTTACTCTTGCTTGATATCCGTCTCCAAATTGCGTACTTCTTGTACGAGGTTTAGATGTTTTTGACATCCCATAAGTGGGAGATATAGAGGGAAAAGTTGCCATAATTAAGCAGGTGAGAGAAGTCCTCCAGGTCTTTTTTGTCTTGCAATTTCTTCTGTTACGGCTGTTGAAATTGCTCTACCTAGAATAGCGGCTTGTCCTTCATCACCTTGGACCTCTGAACCAGAGGCATCAACATTAACAACAACATTTGTAGTAGAAGACCCTAATTGATCATTTGGAATAATAGTGCCTGCCTGTCTTGGTACAAATAATTCTGGACCCCTTTCACCTACAACTGAAGCTTTTCCTACGGGAGGTCTACCGCCATTTGCAAATCCTAAATTAGAGAATAATGGATTTCCTGTAGCTTTTAATCCTTGGGTAATGGCTAATCTCAAAAAAGCATCTGCAAGATCATCAATAATATTTTTTGCAATATCTCCTAATGATTTTGTTCCTTTTATTGCTTCCACCAAACTGTCTCTGATATTTGTTGCAATAGAATCACCAATTTTCTTATAAGCGTCCTTTAACTCTTTTGCTATTTCTTTTTGATCTTCTAAAAGTTTGTTTTGCTTATCTATTTCTGTTGTAACTTTTAATCTTTCCATGAGTTCGCCTTGTGTAAGCAAGTTCTTACTCATTTGTTTTTTTATACTATCTTCACTAATCAGTAAGCCTAACTTACCAGCTTTTGCTAATTCTAATTGTTTATCTAGCTCTTTCTTTTTAAGCTTTAATTTGTCTAAACTTGCCTTTACTTCTTCTGTTGTTCCTTCTTCTATTAAATCTTTTAATTTTTTTCGTTCTGTAATTTGTTTAATTATTGCCGTTGTAATTCCACCAATGGCCAAAGCAATCCCAACAAAAGGAATTGAAGCAAAAGCTAATTTTAATGCCCCAACCCCAACAGTTAATGCTGTAAAAGATTTTGAAGCTAATAATGCAACAACAGAAGCTTTTCCTAAACCTAAAGTTGCCGCAACTGATGAGATTCCTACCATACTTAATTTTGTTGCCAAAGTGCCTGCTGCTGCTGCTAACAAACCACCGACAACAACTACACCTTTTGCAGCTACGGCCAATGCAGCCATTATTACAACTGTGTTACCTAATGGAGTTTCTATAAACGCTGTAGTTGCTTCTACTAATGCTGTTAAAGCCTTTGTTCCTTCTAACACAGCAGGTGCAAAAAGATCCCCAAAAGCTTTTGAAAGTTCTTGAGTTTCATTTCTTAATAACTGAAAGACCATTGTGGGGTCTTTAGCCATTAACTCTTTTAAAGATTTCCCTCCATCTTTTTCTATTTTCTTTAATGCTCTGATAACAACAGGAGCTGTGATTTTACCTTGTGCTGCAAAAGCTCTTAACTGACCAACATTAATACCTAATTCATCAGCAATTGGTTTTTGAATAACACTCATTTGTTCAGCAATACTGTTGAACTCATCACCTCTTAAAACACCTGAACCTAAAGCTTGAGTTAATTGCCTCATGGCTCCAGCTTGTTCTTGCGTAGAGGCTCCAGACAAAATTGCAGCAGTATTAAAACCGTTAAAAGTTGCTGAGATATCCTCCATTGTTGCTCCAAGAGGGGCCAACCTTGCTTGTAAGCCTGTAACGCCTTCTAAAGCCTCGTTTTGACTTAGACCGAATTTATCTTGTGCCTGTTCTACTAACTGCAGTGATTTTTTATATGTACCAGTTGCTTTTGTTAAAACTTTTAACCGTAAATCTAATTTACTAAAACTTGTTGCTTGTTTTACTGCCTGACTTATAACTGCAGTGGCTCCAATGCCTAGAAAAGCATTTCGCAAGACATTGACTGAACTTGTTAAAGACTGTGTTCTTTTTTGTACTTGTCCTAATGCTCTTGTTGCTTGTGAGCCGTCAACCGTAAGTTTTACATTTGACTGAGCCACTACTTATACAACCTTTTTTAATAGTTTAACCTTATAAGCTCCTTTTGCTTCTATTTGCCATTCTTTTTTCTTCCTCCGCTTTTATTTCATAAAAAGCAGCAAAATATATTAATTCTTCTTCAGTCATAGACGACCTTAGAACACTAACTGTTTGACCTAATTCTGTTGCTAGGAAAAATTCAAAATAAAGCCAATTATTCCCCTTTAACTTTTTTTTGCTGTATCCAAATCAATTTGAACATCAAACAAAAACAACTCTATTTCGTTCAATACATTCTCAGGTAATTCTCTTTGTAAATTTGGAGCATCGGCAATGGCAAAAGCTTTTTTACCATCTTCAAGTTCTGCCATTTGACACAACAACTGAGTAGAAACTGTTAGAGCCTCATCTGTCCCCGCAGATGCTTGTGCTCTTTGTCTGTCGTGCCTTGTTAAAGGAGGAAAATACAAATCAATTATTTTTTCACCATTTCTATTTTTTAGCTCATATTTACGACGACTTGACATTTCATCACTAAAGGCATTAGTGATCAAATCAACTGTTCTTTTTGTTGTCATAGCAAAGGGGGTTGGTTGTTTTTTTTATTAAATTGCAGAGGTTATTGCTCCAGTTGTTATAAATGAAACATTTATAACTTGAGTTTCACCAAGAGACGCACCATATTCTGCTCCCGTAATAATTCCAGCAAAACTTATTTTTTTTGATGCTGTTGCACTGTCTGGGAACAACTCAAACAACGCATCACCTGTATCTCCTGTGGTTATAACATCATCAATGAAACTTGTATAACCTGCACCAGACTCTGCTGGATCATACAAAAGTTCAACACTTCCTTCTCCAGAAATTAAACCACCAACAAAAGTTTTGGATGTGTCTCCTTGTTTTGTGGTTTCTAAAGTGTCCTTGCTTATAGATAAAGACCATGAACGAGTAGAGGCCACATCCGCTTCAGTGCCGCCTGAATTCTCAAACATGACTTTTCCTACATCACCTCTAATTGCGGCCATGAGAATATAAAAAAGTATTATGGCTATACTAACCTTTTTCAGTATCTTTTACATTTTCAACAATTTTTTTATTTCTTTCCATATATCTTTTACAACGGCCATCCCAATAAGCAACATCCCTGCGACCTTTTACAGCTTCTATAGCATCAAGCATTTCTTCTGTGAATTCCATAATTAAAGTTGTTCAAAGACTTCAAAAGTTATTCTAATCTGTGTTTGATAAAAACCATCAGGTGCTCCCGTTAAAGCTTCTGGTCCTGTAGGGGGATCAAAAATAACATTTGAAATTGTTTGTCGGTTATATAAATCTCTAAGTCTTTTTGCAATAATTAAATTTGCACCAGAGCCTGTAGCTTCAGGAGTGTAAGTATTTAAGAGAATTAAACCTGTTAAAGAATTATTGGAGTTAGTTGATTGACTTAAATAGACATTTGCACCAAAGCTGATTTGACATTGAACAAATGATTTTAAATTAACTGAATCGAAAGCTGTGTTATTAAAAACAACGGGAATAGGTGGCACTAATTTTAATTCAGTTTTTAACCTGCCTTCAATAGTTGCTCTAACTGCATTTAAATCAATAGCTGTCATCAGATACTCCTTTTGATTTTTTCATATTCTCTCTTAGCCCAATCTTCTAGTTCTTTTCCAATTAATTCTGGATATCCTTTAACAGTCTGTTGTTTTGTTCGATATTTTTTACCCCATGAAGGCGGCAAGTTTTTACCATAAGCAACTGGCTCTGCATATGGCAAGTTATTTAAAATTGTTCCTTTGTACGGCTTAGAAACGTCTGTTTGCCATGAAAGTCTTAAACGTCCTGTGTCTACTGGAGTTGCTTTTTTCACTCTCTTTGACCACTCTAAGGTGGTCACTCTGACCAAATCCTTTACAGCTTCAGCCATTACATCATCAATTTGATCTAGTCGTATTTGTCTAACCATTACGACCTTAAAAACAATGTAAAAGCCACAGGAATATTATCTTGCTCTTCTGTCCTAACTTGCACGATTTTATAAACAATTGAATTAATCAGAACACGGTCTTTAGGTGTAGGAACAAAATCAAGATCACCTGCTGATATTAAGCAAGTTTTATCCTGAGCTTGAATTAAATCATTTACCTCGGAATTGCTTACGTTTTGAATAACACCTTTTATAGTTGTATCTAGAAAGCTTTCTACTATTTTTCCAGTTTCTTCGTTATAGCTTCCAGCAGTAACTTTTCTAAAAACAACAGAACCACCTACAGCTTTTAATGCTTTCGACGTTACTTTTTTTAAAGAAGAAGCAATGCCCATTACAAGCTATAAGCAATGACAGTTCCACTATCTAATTTTACGCTTGTAATAACACCACATATCTCTGCAGTTGCATTCAAATTAATAGCCGTCAAATCACCATTTATATTTTCAGCAACAACCGTATTTAAAACAGCGTTGTTTAATGCTACTACTTTTCCAAACCTTCCTGTATGTGCATTGGTGTCATTAATGATTTTTGCTGCTGGATAGTCATAACCGTATCCCATGATTAAGCCCTCTTAATTGAAATGTTTCCTGGTGTGCTGATTCTAATCCCATTAAGGTATTCTTGAAACATTGGAGGAACTTGATCAGCACCAACAGCTCCAAAAAAACGAGGGGTTACATTTATTGATCCTATATTTACAGAGTTAAAATTTTCTAATCCTGATAAACCTAAAGCATCTTTGTTGTTATTTAAAAAAACAGCCAACACAACTTGTGCTTTTTTTACCCTGTCTGGAATTTCTGTATCTAAATAGTAATCAGCAACTAATCTATTCGGAAAACTTAAACCATATAAATTTGTATAAGTGTCTGGTTTTCTTACTCCTGATCTAGGCCATTGAAGGGCTTGAGAATCAGCCACTCTTGCACCTAAAAATCTTTCTCTGTCAATCCTCTGAGCTGCTGTGAAAAGTGCTCTATTTTGATTATCAACAGTAGAAGTAGACCATGCAGCTACATCATCATCTAAAACAAAACCTTCAACAATAGCGTTTGCACCAGAAAGATCTATATAAGTATTTGCAGAAGCACCCCCAACAGTTGCATCTAAACTAATTGCCATGTTTTACCTCTTGTTTTTTTTCTCTGGGCTTTCTTTTAGGCTTTGATTTCTTTAAAAGAGTTGAGGCCGTTTTTTTTGCGGCCTCATTTTGCTCTCTCATACGCCTAAATGCGTAGATGCTCATTAACTTGCCGAACCTTTAAGTACAACAAAGTTAATTACGACTGCTTCACTTAATGAACTACCAGACACATTTGTGACTGTAATTTTAAAAGAACCAGCAGCTACGGCACTAACGCCAACAAGGTAAGAACCTGCAGTTCCTCCTGATGCAATAGCAAGCTGTGGAACATCAGCAGCAGCAACCTTGTCATTGTTTACTTGAAAAGTTGCCTCTGCTCCTGCACCTAAAGCTGCACCGTCCATTGTAACCACTCCTGTTTCTGTGTTTAAAGTAACAGCAGTAGTTTTATCGCTGGTCTGCGTAACAGACCCACCAGCAACAGGGCCGATCAGTTTCCCTGCTGTGACATCAAATAAAGATGGCATGACTTAAAACCTACAAAAGAAAGAATTTGATTTAGTCAACATTGCTAACAACAGTTGCTCTACAAATTCCAATGTTTTTTGTCTCATACACTTTCGACCATGAACCAACAGTTTCCAAAACAGAACGAGATGGATTTACTGTTGATACAGCGTATTTAAGACCAACTGGGTGATAGATGTAATGGAGATCTACAGCCATTGCTTCTTCTAAAGCAAGGATGTCTCTATCTGTTTGCACTCTTTGAGGTGCTTGCTCTCCAGTTACAACAGAGCCATTTGCAAAGAAGAAAACAGCATATTCTGTACTTGAACCGCTTCCTGTCGTAGGAATGTCATCAGAAACAATGACATTTAAACCCATGAAGGTAGGAATGCTTGTAGTCCCTGGGAAGGCTCCTGCAGTTGTTCCTGATGTGGCATTAGCATCTGGAGCACCTGTGCTGTCATAAACTCTATCAATTGCTCTTCTTTCTACTAAATCGTAAAAAGTTTTTGAGTGCATAGCAACAGAAGTCAATTTAGACCCTTGATCGCCAAGAATACTTTGAGCTTGTGCTATGTGACGTGGACTTAAAACAGTTGGAGTATCGCTTGATTCTGAATCAATGCAATGAGTGAACAAAGCACTGTTTGAATCATTAGCATTAAGAGAACCAAAAGCTCCTTGAAGACAAGAATAAAGGTCTTTTTGCTTTTGGTTATTAACGTATGAAGCTAATTTGTTACCTATTGCACGCATAGGATCAGGGCCGCCACCAACAGCTAATGCTGCCAAATCTCTTGAACTAAAAGCCCGTCCTCTATGGAGAACAACACCAATTTGATTATCAGCAGTGATTTTCCCAGGGGTTAAAGAAGTACTGTCTGTTAATACTTCAAAATCACCAGTTAAATTAGCTGCATAAAATGGGATTTTCACAAAATCCCCTCCTCTTTCAGAGGATAGATTTAATTCTGCCAGAGGTTGAACTATTCCACTTTGCAAGAAAGTGTCTGTTCTTGTTGTCTCCTCTATTAAATAGGGAGTAAACAATTCTGGAATAACTAAATCTGATCTTTGAGTACTCATTAGTGAATACGAAAAAAAACTGATTTATTTACAAGACGGGGACAACCCCTCTCTCAGACAACCGAGATAATTACATATTAACCTTTTGCTGCGTTTTTCAACATTTCATATTTATTTCTATCTGTCTTATACAAAGTATGTTGTTCAGTTAAATTAAAATCTTTTTTTGTAAATGGGTTCTTTTCTCCTACATCTAAAAATTCAGTTGTAGAGTTTTTTGATGTTGAAGCACCTCCACCTTGAGGTCTTGAATGTTTTTGAACCCACCCTGGCATCTCACGCATAGCCCAATCCTTTACAGGTGTTCGCGTATATCCATCAACAACAACAACTGTCCCATCTGGCTCTCTGGACAACTGATCTTTATTTAAACGATTTAAAACATATTGAGGATCATGCACAACATCAGATAAAGCCGTAACAGCAGGAGCTTCAATTTCAAGCCTTCTCTTTTCGTTTCTAAGACTTTCAATTTCCTTGTTTTTTTCTTCTTCTGCTTGTCTGTATTGACTAGCAAGTTTTTCTCTTGCCTCTTCGTACTTTCCTTGAGCCTCTAATTCTTCTTGCTCTTTTTTTTGCTTATATGCGATTAATTCATCAACATTTACACCTTCTGGAACCTGTTTGGCTTTTTGTGTTACCTTGATTTTTTCATCTAAAAGTTTTGCATTATTAGCTTTTAAAGCTTCTATTTCTGCTCTTAAAGCATCTTCATTGTTTGGTGGGTTTGGTCTTTGTAAATCTTCAGACATAAATAATTTTTTGGGGTTATGACAATAATACTAATTTTTCACCATTTGGTCTTGTTCGCCCAATAAGCAGCACTCATTTTTCCTTTTGCAATATTCTTTGCATGTCTAGCTTTAAATGATTTTTGTCTAGCCTTATCAGCCTTGCTTGTTGGATTATCACCAGCACCCCTAATCCCTTGTTGACCGAATCTGATCAACTTAACTTTGTCTCCTTCCTTTGCTAAAACAACATGGCTTTTTGTTGGATGATTTGGTGTCCTTTTGGGTTTATTAAATCCATCTAAGTTATTTTTTTTTAGTCTTGAATCTTTACTCATTTACCTTTTTTTTTCATTGCTAGTCTATGTGCTTCTGTGAAAGTTTTACCAGCCAGCATAGATTTAGTCATTTCATCCATGTGGGCTTTTGTATGACCATGTTCTTTTTTATGCCTTTTTAAAGCATTTTTCTGTCTAATTGTTAGCTCTTTTTTCTTCATTTTTTCTTGGTGTTTTTTTTGCGTTTATGTTGATAGTTTATTTTTTTACTGCTTTTTTTCTCTCTTTTAAATTTTGCTTTTTCTGCTGGTGTCATCTCTCCAACAGTTTTTGGTGTTTTGCTACTCACTCTTTTTTTAGGTCTACACGCTGGATATCCATCTCTTTTTTCTCCTTTTTGACGACCGCAAGGTTTCCCAGTTTTTACATCAACCCACTCTTCTGAGAACCAACGACCTAAGCCACCTCTACCCTTGGTTTTACTTTTTCTTTGTGGCACGTTTTTTCTCCTTTCCTACACGATAAGTACCGCCACGGCTTTTATACTCCCTAACTAACCACGCATTTGCATACGCAGAAGGATAAACAGCAAATTTTCTTTTCGCAGCAGCTTTTACTCTTGCATAAAGAGTTTTATCAACAGGTATGTTTGCCACGCTTACCCCCCTTTTTTTTCTTTTTTCCTTTGGGTTTCATCGCTCCGTAAGCCATAAAAAGAAAAAAACAACTAATAGAATTTTACCAAGATTATTTTTTTTTGTCTTTTTTTTTCTTTTTTACTATCTTAATCTCCAAAATATTTATCAATTAAATCTAAATCCTGTTTATTTTCTGCTGAAGCATATAAAACTTCAACCAACTCACCTATTAAGCTTTTGTTTTCTCCTTTAGCTTTATTAATTAAAGACAACAACTTCTCTGGTGCTTCCCTTGACTTTGGAAAGCTACCAGCAACTTTTAAAGCTTGTTCTTTTAAGTCCATTTATCTACTTTTTTTAAAGAAGCGTCAAGAGTGTCTTCTATCCATTTATAGGCAGAAGGAGAAGCTTTCTTCAATTCTACAGGTGAGAAGATGAACTGCACAAATGTTTCTGCAAATCTTTCTTTGTAATTCAAACTTCCATAGGCACTTGGAATCCAATCATAAGAACTTAATTTATTCACTTCATTGGTGTAATGAATTTGATGACCCATCTCGTGAACATAAGTTTTCAACCAGCTAGTCCCTTCGTCAAACCTACCTTTCCCATGAGCTGACCAATAATTATTCCGATCCCAATTAGGGTTGTTTTGATTGTTTTTTGCATATTTAACAGCATCTTTTATATCGTCTTGCATTTTTTTCAAGTTTTTAATAGCTTTTTGTTTGCTTGTTGCCTTAAGAACAATATGATTTGCTCCTTTTATAGTCATTCCATTCATATATTTTCGACCTTTGCCACCTGCTGTAAAATATCTTTTTGCTTCATAAGATACAAATCGAAAATCATTAGTTTTTAGAGCAGCATCCATGTCTCTATAAACATCTGAAAATCCATAAGTTGTTTCGTTTTTCAAAGAAGTTTGTATTGTTTTTTTAAATTGTGGGTTATCAAGAAAATATTCATATTTTTGTTTGCTTGAACGAAGATTTCCTTCTTTTGCATTTGACCAATTACAGAATACTTGTTTTTTCTCTGCAAATTTTCTAAGTTTTCTCGCATTTTCTCCTGCTAATCCTTCCATTTGATCCATTAAATCAAAAGCTTTATTCACTTCATTAGCTTTTACTTTTCCAGTCGGAGAAATACCCTGCAATTGTGCAATGGTGGGCAAAGATGGATCTCTTTCCTCTAACGCCTTTAATTGTGCTTTAGCTTCTTGTAATTGTTTTTTCGTTTCCGCTATTTCTTTATCAATTTTCTTTATTGCTGGTGAAGGCTTTACAGGAGGTGTAGTTACTTTTGGAGCTGCTGCTGTTACTTTTGCTTTTATATCACTTGGTTTACCATACTTTCTCTTTAAATCTTCTAGCGTCATTTCACTTCCATCACTTCTAATGACCTGCCTTAAAGCATCTTTGCCATTACTCTTTGCTGCTAACCGATTAAAATATTTTGCCTTTTCAAATCCTAAAGTTTGTATTTGAATTTCACCTGGCTCATATTTTTTTAACTTGTTATTTGCTCCCCTTGCTCTTTGTTCATACAACCAATCTCCATAAGAAACTTTTTGAGGCACTCGACCAGTTTCACTTGGTCTAGTTGTTAGTTTTGTTTCTTTAGGTGGTGTTAGTCCTAGCTTTTTATAATCAACAACAGGGACAGTGGTAGACCTGCAATTAAAATGTTGAGGTGGTGTTGGCCCCTTGTCGTATCCGAATTTTTGACCGTCTAATCTCTGACAAATTGAGCTGGTCTTACTGTCTAAAGTTGCTACATATTCATATTCAGGAGCAACATCTTTGTTTGCAGCGTAGACACTTTGACTTGCAGCATTGCTTACTTGATTGATTGATGTTCTAACAATTGTTTTTATCTGATTGTTTGCAAGTTTTAATGGTTGATTTCCTGCTAAAGCAAACGCCCTTGTACCTTCTTTTGCATATTCATTAAAATTCAACCTTCCCATTAATCGCCTTGCAATTTGTACGTTTGTTTCACCAGATAAAACCCCTTGCCTTATATGTCTAGCCAATGACTCTTGTTGTCTTGCCGCTATACCTCGAAAAGCTTTTTCAACAGTCTCTCCATTAGGAAGTGTTAATAATTCACCTCTTTTTGTTGTAAGAGCAAAATCACCAGCTTTAAATTTTTTAAATTCTTCTTCTGGTCGTCCAAACAAGTTCAATTTTGTAGGGTCTGTACTTACGACAGCATCACCAAAATCTTTACTTACAGCAACGCTGTTAATAGGAATATCACCAGAAGCTACAACTTTTTTTAATTCTTCTTCTATAAATTCAGTTTGTAATACTGCAAGACCTTGTAACTCTTTTTTAAATGCTTTTGCAGATGTTCCAGACCAAGAATTGAGACTATCTTTTGATTGTTTTATAATTGCTCTTAGCCTTTTTCTTGTCTCTGGAGCAACCAATGTTGTTGTTTTTTGTTGTCTAAAATCAATATCAATTAATCTTTTTGAAGCCGCAATAATTATGTCGTTATAAGCTCTTGCATATTTACCAGCAACTGAGTTGCTATAACGATTTAAATCAATTACTTCACGATAAAACGCCTCGGAAACAGCAGTTTTTGTTGTCATTCATCCGCTTCTGTGGGTGCTACATCCATCAAACCACCTGTCTGCGTGCTTTCAAGCTCCTCTTCTATATCAAAATCATCGGCTAAAATTTCACCAGAGGAAAGTTGATCTAATAAAGTTTTTTGTGAAATTGTTCCAGCCGTGTACAACTGCAGCAAACTTTGTATTTCTTGAGGTTGAAGCCTTGTACTAACAAAATCTCTGTTAACAAAACTGCTTCCAGCCGTCGGTTCATTTAAATACATTGAATGAAACCTTAAACAGTTATCAACTAAATCTTGAAGTTGTTGAGCCATAACCATGAGCGTTGCATCTGATTGGCTGCGATCAATGTGCTTCGCCTCTGCACTTTCACCCACCAGCTTGGAACCCATTACTGCTGCTAACGAGAGCGTATTAATTTGTTTTTCGATATCGTTTAATCTTCTAAATTGACTCTCAAAACTATCTCCTGAAGGACTTACATATTCAGCTCTAGATTCTTGTGGCAAACTTAAAGCTTCCCCTGGTCCTGCAGAAATTTCATCAGCACTAGCTGGAAAACCATAAAAAGTTAACAATGGCACTGCACTTACCGCAAGAATATTATCCAAATCAGATTGGATTTGATAATGCTTTAAATTTAGTTCAGCCACATCATATAAGGGGCTTCTTGATTCATATGGGCCTAATCTATTTGCGTAAGCAATTGAAAAAGGAATTTCTGACAAACTCATTGAACCAGAATCAAAAATAAAAAAATCTCCTTTATCTTTTTTTCTATGAATCTCATATTGACCAGGCTCTAATACCCTGATTTGTTCAACTACTTTTTCACCATATTTGCCGTCTGATTCAATAACTGTTTCTCTTAGTCTTAATTGAGATAGTTTTCTTTGACCATCAACAATATTAGTTCTCCAGCCTAAAATGTCAGACGGTAAATAAGTAACCCAATAAGGTCTGGCTTTGTCACCATCTTTCGGAGCATCAACAAGGACACCAACATGACCAAAAGAAATTGCTTGTCTTGCAGTTTGAAAAAGCCATTGATTGAGATCTTCTCCTTCTAACGAAACATCAAATAATTGCTCTCTTACTAAATCAGATACATCATCAAGTCTTATTGGCTTTCTAACCAACATACCTGCCAACATCTTTTCAATTCTTTGTACAAAAGGGACTACAACCGACTTGCTTAATCTGACATCATAACTATCATCTTGCTCTCTCACCATTTGGGGTAAATATTTTCTATGTTGTGCTCTTATTTGTTGTGTACCTTCTCTTAAATCTTTTATAAGCCCCCAAAATGGAGACATTCTTTGATAGGCAGCATTAGGACTTGCAACCGTTTTTGCTTTAACGGTTGTTATGGGGTTGTAAATGTTATCAAGAGTTCCGTACACTTTTTACCCTCATAGTATCAAGCTTTTAGTAAATTCTAAAGCCTGTTTTGCCACCTGCTCGACTGTAAATCATATTGAACTCACGATATACCAAATAGCCTAAACAGTCATTGAGATGATCAAAATTATTTTGCTTATCTGGTAAGCCTGTCTTTTCGTCATAACTTTGTAATTCCAAACTTTCAATTAATGATTTGCAACGGGCATGAACCGCCATTCGCACCCGTCCCTTTGAGTTTTCCAAGAGTGCTTGTAAGGTTTGAACTCTGTCTTTGATCGGTGGATTGCTTTTGAGAGCCATTGAAACAAATCCGTAACTTTCGAGGATTGATATGTCTGTCCTTGACGCATTAGTTGTATTTCGTGCGGCCCCACTTGCATCTGGATAAACATAAATTTTGTTTGTAGGGTAACGGCGTTTTATCTCCCTTGCTAGTGAATCAGTGTCTAATTCTTTACATATTTCATCAAAGACATAAAGCTTTTCCCCCTCTTTCACACCAATAACAGCGTTCATGTTTGCCACATTAAAATCAACGCCACAAAGCAATGGTTCACCTTGAATGACAAAAGGTAATTTATCAATAACATGTTTTGCTCTACTAAATCTTGTATATACAGAGCCAGTATTTAAGTTGACAAAATTCCCGTTGAGATAGGCTTCAATTAAATTTTTATCGTAATTCAAATATAGATTTTCAATAAAGTCAGGTGGTAAATATGGATTATCAGTTGATTTTGCTTGGATCAATCTTGTGTCTTCTTTTGCTTCTTTCTTAAATGTTTTATGAGCAAAGCCAAAACCTTCAGGAGTTGTAGTTACAAAAAACTGTTGAACATTGCCTGAACGCAAACGAGCAAGTGCCATATTCATCGCACATTCGGCATCGTAAGAACCCACAGTGTCAGCCTCGTCAAAGCCGATTGAACATAAGTTTTGCCCCCTCAAGCGTTGGTAATTCAAAATGGTTCTAAACAAAATTGTATGGCTGCCTTCCTTAAAATTGATTGTTAACTCTGGCATTGGTGAGGCTCTGTAAGTAAAAGGAACTTTCCATTCGTCCAACATCTCAAGCATTGACCTATGCAACACATCCCTCAACATTGTGTTTGTCGGTTCAAAGAGTGCTGAAACATAACCAATATTCTTTGCTGCAAGAATCACACTTTTAGCTATTAGTGCAACAGTTTTTCCTGCCCCAAAGCCACACACTAAAGCTAACTTACGGTGTTCTTGGTCTGAACAAAAAGAAGCTTGATGAGGCAACAAAGTTTTATAAACAGTATTGGTTACTTCTTCTGCTGTTGGTGGAGAATAAAAAACATCTCTTTCAGCAAAAGCCATTAAAGGCTCATTTTCACAAATACCTGTAAGAAGATTGCTCAACTTAATTCAAAACGTAAAAGACGTGCTTGAAGTTCAATTGCTCTGTTAGCCGCCTGAAATTGTCCACTCTTTGCTGCCTTACTTTCATAATTTTGTAAACGAGATATAGCAGCCAAAAGCCAAGTTGGCCTTTCTACCTGAGCATCCATCTGCTGCAATTCACGAGCTTTTGACAAATATTCGTCTACTGTCCTCATTTTTACACCCCATTTCTCTGCTGCATATAGAGCTATTTGCGTTCTTGAATTTCCATCTAAGAGTAATTGATAAATATCATTGACTCTGTTATTGACTTCAATTTTGGTTGATTTATTCGCCATAAATAAAATATACCTTATTCGTTGGATAATGGTTTTAAATCAGCTTGTTCTGCTGCACAAAGTATATCTGCAACTCGGACTAAATATTGAGTCAAGCCAGCAACAATTTTAGGGTCTAATCTTTCTTGATCATCAAGAGCATTATCCAAAATTGCGTCTGCAACATATTCAGATTGAGCAAGCAAGAGAATAAGTCGATCGACGACGGGTTGATTTTTCTTTGAGACGTGCATGAGACAAAAATGAGATTAAAAGTGTTCCCACGTTCCTAGCTGTACCCACCTTTCTTACAAACTTACCTGAGCTATATATATACCCCTTATATACCTATTATTATATTTATATATAAAAACATAGGAACATAAGGAACATATAGTAAATAAGTAGTAACAGAAGGGTTTTTGAGCGTTCCCAGAGGTGGGAACAAGGTGGGAACAAGTGGGAACTTTAAGAGTTTGGAGGGTTCCAAACCCATTTAGGTGTTCCCTGTACTCTTTTTTTCTTTCTCTCATATTTTAAGTTTTTGAGAATAGATGAGACAGTCATAGTGTCTGATTTTGTTTGTCGTTCAATTGGTTTTTCTATGGCCTCAGTTAGAAGAGTTTCAATAGTAACGTCTTTTATTTTATTGATAGGATTGTTTAACCATTGGCTGATAACAGTTAACCAAGGCGAATCAACCATATAAGTTAAATTTTCTTTTTCAATTTTATTTTCTTGTTCAAAAGTTAGGAAATGTGATTCTTTATTTTTCCACGCTGCAACAGCACCAGACCAAATTGCATCACGTTCTAATTGGAGTGAATCAAGATCAATAGATTCAACGGTGCATGGAATGACATGAAAGCGGCGGTTGCCAGAATCATCAAATAATAGTCCTGATTCTTTGTTACTTGATCCAACAATAATTGAAGTTCTAGGCCATTCTTCAACTGCTTTACCATAAGGAACTCGCAGATAATCAGTTGAGCGAGATAAAAACGCTTTTATATGACCAGCATGTTTCTTTGAAGTCACGCTATCAATTTCAGCCCATTCCATTATCCAAGATCTAAAAAGTACAAGTAAATCATCCTTTGAGGAAACATCACCAAGAGCATCCGAGAAAAAGGGGCCAGCCAAGACGGCCCAAAAAGATGACTTTTTAATTCCTTGCTTACCTTGAAGAACAGTAGCGGTATCGTGTTTACAACCAGGAAGATACACTCTTCTAACGGCGTTTATCAGAGTTAACTTAAGCATTACATCGTAGATAGTTGGTTCATCAATGGATGCGTCTTGTGGTCTTAAGTATGTTGTTGCTAATCGGTCAATGTATGTTGGTTCAACTTCTGAACTTACATGATCTAAGTAAAGCTTAACTGGATCATATTTGTTCTCGTGTGCAACTTTTAAAAGACAATCTATTGCCATTTGCTTCTCAACTTTGTAACCAAGTTCAGCGAGCGTTAAATAAAAAAGTTCAATGTTTTTTATTACGTCGCCATCCATTTCAATGGAGTGTGAAAAGGTGTTAAAGCGAATTTCTTGCTTTGATTTGCGAAGAAATGAAATTAATTCTTGAGATGTAAGCTGTTCAAGTTTTGAAGGAATCGGAGTTGTTAATTCTTTTTCGGTAGGAATTACAGAATCTGGAAACACTCTTGGTGGAGGTGTCCAGCCGTCTTCTTTGGCAAATTTTTGAAGTGTACCGAGTGAGATGCCAGAGCGTTTAAAAGAATCCCATTTTTTTGCACATTCACCTGGTTTATATTTACTGTTCTTACTAGAAAGCTCTTCCCAATCTGCAAGGAGTGAATCTCCAGCAGAGTGAGCCGCCATACCAATTTTTACCCATTGGTCATAGTCATCTATTCGGTTTGGATTTATTGATTGAAGAAGTGAACGAGCTTTGTCGATATCTGAGTTAAAGACTTCAACGGGTGCAGGTTTAGTTTTTTTAGGTTCCATCATCTTTTGGATAATGGCTAAAGGAGCTTCTGCTATTTCAAGATCATCAGGTGAGCGTCCATCCATCCACCTATACCCATCAGTTGTTGGATGCTTACCAGAGACAATTGATTGTGCTCCATCCCATCTGAGTTCAATCTGTTCAACAGAGCCGTCAATATCTTTAACACCTGTTTGGAATTTACGTGTTTTTATTTTTGACCAATATTTTTCTGGGACTTTGTAAATAAGTTGAAAGCGACCAACACGGCCAGATGTAACCATCCAAGAGGGAGGTAAAGAGCCGACAGAAAAACCCCACTCGGTGAGGACTTCTGAAGCGGATTGACCATCGTGATCTAAGAAGAGAAGACCTCCGCTAGGAGTACCACTGCAAACACCTATTCCAGTAGACCGACCTTCAGTAATTTCTTTAAATAACTGCAAACGTGTTAAAGGATTTTTCTGCCAATCATTTTGATAAGGGCGTTTATTTTGAACGGCAACAAAACCCCAGTCCTCTGGCAATCGGAGGATTTCATTTTCAATTGTCATTGGATTATCTAGTTAGCTGAGATTCGTAAGCGTCAAGCTGTTTTTTAGTCATTGCATGACGGATTATAGTTCTAATAAAACCAGCTCTAGAAAGTTCAGGAGGTTTATTTTCGTCTAACCATTTAATTTGTTCTTTAGTTAGCTGAGTGTTGATTGTCTTCAGTTCGATGTCTAAGTCCACTGGGGTTGTTTATGTAGCAGATAGGGGTAAGATACCGCCAAATCCAACCCCGTCAATGATCAAATTAAGAGACTATCAAAAAGAGGCAGCCGATAAGTTGTATTGGTTACTCGCACGAAAACAGTTTGCTTATCTTTCTGGTGAGGTAAGGACAGGAAAAACTTTAACTGCTTTAAGCTTGATTGAACGATTAGGCATTCAACGGTGTTTACTGGTTACAAAGAAAAAAGCAATTGCAAGCATTGAGAAAGATGCAAAAGCTTTAGGTATTCAAGATCGAATAATAATAATTAATTATGAACGGCTACCAAAATTCGCATGGACATTTTGGCAGTTATTAATTGTTGATGAGGCCCATTGTATAGGAGCATACCCAAAGCCTTCGGGAAGATGGAAGAACTTGAGAAAGATGAGTTATGAAAAGGTTTTAATGATGTCTGGTACACCATCACCAGAGTCATTTTCACAATTATTTCATCAGTACACTTTGCACCGTCCTGTCTGGGCACAGTATAAAAATTTTTACGAGTGGGCTAAAAAATATGTATCGATAAATAAACAATATGTAGGCACTGGTCAAACCGTTAACGACTACTCGAATGCAAATGAAAAGTTAATAATGCAAGATATTAAGCCGTTTGTAGTTCAAATGACTCAAGAAGATGCAGGGTTTGAGACAAAGATTGATGAAGCTGTCCGATATGTAGAAATGAACGAAACAACTTACCAATTAGCTCAAGATATTATTGACGATGGAATATCTACTATTGAAGGTCAAACAATCCTAGCTGATACGGGAGCAAAAAAACTAAGCAAATTAAAGCAGCTTTATTGTGGAACAGTCATTGGAGAAAGAAGCGGTAAAGGAATTATTTTTGATCGATCAAAAGCTGAATACATCAAACAACGATATGGCAAACATAAAATTGCAATTATGTATTGCTATGAAGCAGAACGAAAAATGCTTTATGAAGCATTTCCTAATGCAACGGACAGTCCAGAAGAATTTAATGCAAACAAGGATGCAGTTTTTATTGGGCAGGTAAGAGCCAGCCGTGAAGGAGTGAATTTAAGTACTGCAACGTATCTTGTTTTTTTGGGAGTAGATTTTGCAGCACTCTCTTACCTCCAGGCTAAAGAAAGACTTTCCTTCCTCGGACGTGACACGCCGCCTAGAATTAGGTATGTATTTGCGGCCAATGGAATTGAAACTCGAATTTACTCCACAGTCCGAAAAAAAGAAAATTTTACAATCAGTCATTACAACAAAGTCCGAGGCGAATTATCAAGCCAAGCTGGTCAAAAACTTCGAGAGAGAAGGATGGGAAGTAATTAAACTTTTAAAGACAAATAAAAATGGTTATCCTGATCTGCTATTGCTTAAACCGAATGAAGTGCGATTTGTTGAAGTAAAGGCACTAAAAGGTCGATTAAGTAAGATTCAGGAATATCGAATAAAAGATCTACGCTCTAAAGGCTTTCCCGTCGAAGTTGCCAGATCGCCTGATTAAGTTAATATTTTGATACATGGGTAAGGCAAAAGTCCCCATCACCCTCCCATGTACTAGAGAAAAGTAAGGGCGGTTAGTAGCTGCCCTTATTTAATGCTCGAAATTATTCTATCTACTAGAAGGGTTTTCTTCATGTGGGTTTGAGTATCTGCTAACGGTTGTAACTGTCTATTTGAGAGTTGCATGAGTCCAGCCCTAAAACCTTGAAGACCTACGGGACTGCGGTAAACGAATGGAGCACCAAAGAAATTAAGCAAATGTTTCATTTTAACAATAGAGGTGTACAGACGTGTATATAATAAAGAGGTCACCAACCCCATTTTGATATGACATCATCAGCCGTCAAGAAACGCAAAAGACCTTTATATAAAGATCTTGATGCGACAAACCAAGGATTAAGCCGCAGGGTAAAAAACTTGGAGGATGCAGTTACGTTTTTATTTGTAGTTGCTGGAGTTTCAACCGCAACAGCTTTTATTTTTTAACCACCGCCCCGCTAGTCGGGGCTTTTTTTTTATGAAAATTCTTATTGCCTGTGAATATTCGGGTCAGATCCGAAACAGTTTTGCGTCATTACCTTTCGGGCATGATGTTATTAGCTGTGATCTTTTACCAACTGAACAAGAAGGTAAACACTACCAAGGAGATGTTAGAGATATTTTATACAGTCAGAAATGGGATTTAATGGTGGCCCATCCGAGCTGTCAGCATATAGCTGTATCAGGTGCTGCCCATTTTTGGCGAAAGGAAAAAGAACAAAAAGAAGCTCTTGATTTTGTACGTTTACTTATGAACGCTCCCATTGCTCGGTGGGCTATTGAAAATCCAATTAGCGTTATCAGTTCAAGGATTAGACCGCCCGATCAAATTATCCAACCATACGAATATGGTGATAGTTTTCAGAAATCAACTTGTTTGTGGTTAAAAAATTTACCAAAACTGAGGCCAACAAAAATTGTTGATAGGGGTGAATTTTACGTTTCGCCTAAAGGTAAGAAGATGCCAGCTTGGACAGCAAAACTAGGAAAAGGAAAAGGAAAGGAAAGAAGTAAAACATTTCCTGGAATTGCAAAGGCTATTGGAGAACAATGGGGAGATGAGTCAAGATTGCCTGAGATAGTTGAGCAACTAGGACTCTTCTGAGCTGTACAGACTATTGACACAGGTGTTCCGAGGTGTATAATTAAATGTATAAGCAACCAACCCCATGACTGCTAAAACAAAAACTAATTTCATTTTTGAAATTGATCACCCTGATACAGTTGCTCCAAGAGCTATTCAAACAAGTGTTGTAGGGGAAAAAGGTTTATTAGATATCAAAGCTTTAGATATCAACGAGATCTCACCTTTTAAAACAAGGTATGTTTTTCAAATCAAGCACCCAAGAGATATAACACCACAAGAAATTGAGCAAAAGATGGAAGGCCGTCAAGGCTGTATTTCTTTGAAAATTCTTGACATTATTCCTCAATAAATTATGAAGCTTTTTACTTTCGGTATTATTGCCAGCCTTGTTTATTTCAACGCAACCAGTGGAGCATTGACAAAGATGACCCAAACAGATTGCAACGCTGGCATCCAAGAAGCGTGTGATCAATTACAAAAATAAGGAGTCAGGCGGCAACCAACCCCTGATAGCCGCCTAACATCCATAAACAATCTATCTATTTTCTGATGAATTCCAAAGAAGTCTTTAATACCTTTACTACTGTTATTGAGAGTCCTGACAGCACTCCTTTCTTTAGGCAGTTAGCGAAAGCAGCTTTAATAGCAACGCCTGATGACAAGGCTTTGATCATGCGAAATTGGCCAAAGTTTGTACAAAACTACGGTCCAGGTTCTTCTTTATATAAAGAGGCAGCATGACACAAGGCAGCGTACAAATCTCTAATGCTGAATATCACAAGCACTTTGCAGTATCAGCATCAATGATCAAAGTCATGGATAAACATGGCCCTAGAGCTTATTGGAATAGTTTTTTAAATCCTGAACGTCCTGAGAAAAAATCAACTCCAGCTCTTGTGCTTGGTTCTTTAACACATGCGGCAATTCTTGAACCTGACGACTTAGAAAATCAATTTACGGTTGTTTCTAGCCGTACAACAAAAAAAGGTAAGGAGGAAGCAGCAGAGGCCGAGGCTAAAGGTATTACTCCTGTTACAGGCGATCAATGGGAATTAGCAATGGCAATGTGTGAGTCTGTTTATAGAGAAAAAAAAGCAACGGATTTATTAGCAACAGGAGTAGCAGAGAAATCATGGTGGAGCGTTGACGACTTAACAGGTCTTGACGTAAAAGCCAGAAGCGATTGGTTTACTACTGGAAATACAATTGTTGACCTGAAAACAAGCCGCTCTGGTGCAGCACCAAAAGAATTTGCAAAAGCAGTTGCTAATTTTGGCTATCACATACAGGCGGCTCATTATTTAGAAGTTACGGGTGCAAAAAGATTTATTTTTTTAGTTGTTCAATCTGAATGGCCTTTTGACGTTGGTTTGTATGAATTAGATCAACAGAGCATTGATCTTGGATATAGACAACGGCGAAAAGCATTAGATCTTATTTCAGAATGTCAGATTTCAGATCACTGGCCGAGCCATAGTGAAGCTGGAGTCCAAAGCCTAACTCTTCCACGTTGGGCCTTTCCATCAACCCCTAATTAAAGATGACTTTTTCAGACAATCAAGTTCAACTTTTAAATGAACCTATCAACAAGAACAATGTTCAAGAGCGTTGGGCCGATAAGGAAAAGACGTTTAAGCTTTCTTATATTGAAGGTTGGCACGTTATAAAAGAAGCAAACAGAATTTTTGGCTTTGACGGTTGGAATAGTGAAACCGTAGATTTAAAAATCGTTTATGAAGATCAAAAAGTTGTTTCTTATATAGCTAAAGTAAGAATCACAGTGGGTAACATTGTTAGAGAAGGAACAGGAGCAGGGCATGGCCGCATGGGAGGTGTTAGTGATAAGCATGAATCAGCCGTGAAGGAAGCTGAAACAGACGCAAGGAAGCGGGCGTTTATGCAATTTGGAGATCAGTTTGGTCTGTCTTTATATGACAAGCATCAAGCATGGGCTAAAGAACCATCAACCGCGAAAGTAAAACCTGCTATTAAGACAGAACCACCAAAAAGAGACGACGGTGAAGTTTTAGCAAAACAATTTATAGCTTTTGTAAAAAAGAACCCAAGCAAAGAAAAATTAAAAGTATTAAAGACAAATTTAAGTAGTCGTTTTGCTGCTGGAGATATTACTGAAAACCAAAGAAATGAAGTTATTAAAGCAATTTTAGAGGTAGAAGATAAATGACCGATTATCTAAGACCAAAAGATTTAGCAATTAGATACAACATATCGTTATTTACATTGCAACAATGGAGAAAAAAAACCAGAAAAGGTGAGGCTACTGGGCCTCCGTTTGAGGACATCGGTTTGACACCTTTGAAACCATACGCCCCACGCATCAGATATAAACTTACTGATGTCATCGAGTGGGAAACAAAAAACAACATCCAACCCCGTGGTAATTAATTATGGACTCAGCTTTCACAGCAAAATTTAAATTTTTCATAAATAAAAAAAGAAAATCAGGAAAAGATCCTGATAGATATTTAATTATTGATTGGACACCAGAAGAAGCACGAAAAGCATCAAAATGGTTAATTGATCAAGCGGATGCAGCAGAGATGCCTGGCGGTTCAACAATTCGTAAATACAGCTCTAAGACTGATTATGAAGAAGTTCCAGGTTTTGCAATGTGGGGTACTCAATTTTCAGTCAATTCGGATTCTGAAGAAGAGTGGGAAGATGGCCGAGGAACAATTTCACCTAGAGCCTAAACATAAAAAAGCCCCTCAAAAAGAGGGGTTCTTTTTTTTCCAATGCGACCTACGGAGGTCTTTTTTTATGGTAAACCAATCATTCTCTTAATCAAGTTTTTTTTTACGGGTGTAGCACAAGCAAGCTTGGCTTTTAATACATGTATTTCATTTAAACAACCAGCAATAAACCTAGATTGTTCATGGTTCTGTCTTGTTATTGCTTCTGCATAGCGTTTTAATTCATCAATATCATCAGAATCTTTAACAATTCTAAGTTCTTTTTCGATGCTTAATTCTTCTTCTAATGTAGGTGGTTTTATGAGATTCAATATGGTTGAAACATCATCAATTTCTGGGTTCATGTTTTTCCTTTATTTTTAGCAAAAATTGTTGCCAATTTCCATGCCTTGTTTGTTGCCTTCTTAGCTCTTTACAATGAGGACAGTTACACAATTCCATCAAAGCCTTCTAATTCGTCAGCCTTTGCAGCAAGTCCCGTATAAATCCCATGAAAAGGATTTGGAGATCCATCGCTCAATGTTTTTCTGTGCCGTCCATCTAAAATATATAACCTTTCTAATCTAAGCATTCTTTGTTCATCTTCTTTTCGCCATTCAGGTTTATACATAACTATTGAAGTTTTAAAGTTTTATTAGGCCATAGTCTAGCCTCAATAAAGTCAACGTCCGTTGAAGTAAGACTGTTGTTACTTTGCTCTGTAGCTGATTCAAGCACCCAGAGGGTAAAGCGTTTGCCTCGCTCGCTGCTGAAAAATAATTTTTTCATTGGTAATGTTCATGGAAATGGCTAAAATATTTTTGTACCTTACTACTCACACAAGTAAGTTATTGAACATCCTAAAGGGATTAGATTGTTCGCTATTAAGCCCTTAAAGTTGTAGAGGACTTTAGGGGTTTTTTAGTGCTTATCTGTTTCTCCAATTCCTATTTCTTTCTCTAGGTGTCATTGCTGCTATATCTTGTTCAATTTTATTAAGTCTTTTATAGATTTCTATTAGTTGAGATTCTCTTTTATTGCCAGTATTTTGAGCAGTCATTACGAGAACTGTAGCTGTTGCCCCAATAATCGCTGCAATAATTTCAGGAAACATTGGGCCATTCTCCTTTTTGGATTTTAATCCATTCAGTTTGTGCTTTTATCAAATCTGGCTTAGAAATATCAGGATCATTTAAAAGGCTCCAAATCTCAATTCTTTCATCAATTTGCGAAATAGTAAGCCCATGAGCGTCACAAATGGCTTTTTTTGCCTCTAAAGATAGAAATTTCAAGTCTTTTTGTGCATTTATAATTAGATTAGTATTGTTTACGATTTTTTCTACATGGTTTCCAAAGATCAAGAAACAAAAATTGTTAATCAAGATGATGACGACGATACACCAGAGTATCAAGATATGATACTATTTTATTTATCAAATGCTATAAAAAGTCTAGTCTTGCTCTGGAGTCTTAGTATTCTGAGTTTGGCATACATTTCTTTTCCACCAGTAATAAAAATAGGAAATATAGAATTTGAAATGCCTGACCAAAGACCTGATACCAGTTTTGCGAGTGCGATGCTTGGCACGGTCCTGACAAGTTACGGGTTAAATGTTTCAAAAGGTGCAACGGCTAAGAAGAAAAATGGTGAAGGGGGCGGGGGCAATACACATACAATATTTGTAAAATATCCACCAACAGAAGTTCAAGTCGTAACCAAAAAACCTGATTCATCAAAAAACGTATGAAAAAACTATTTCTTCCCTTTGCTTTCTTTTTAGCTGCTGCATCCCCTGTTAGTGCTAACGGCTTAAGCATGAAGACAGTTAACAGTGTTCAGTTAACCGTAGACAATGCGTTGACGAATAGCACCCGTGGAGCAAGTTCTTATAGCCTCACCACAAATGGCGTTACAGCATCATCATTAGGAGGGCTAACGCTTGGAAACAATGCCACAAGTGCAACTCTGTCAGCTCCAACAATTGCTCAGACAACAGCAGGTCAGCCAACTTCAGTAGCAATTAGCTTTACGCTTGGAGATAGTGTTAATGCGGTTAATGCTGGTGTAGACGTTTCTAGTGATGGCTTGCTTGTAGATCTTCCAGCCTTTACCAATGTCATCTCACAATCTGGAGGTGTCAAATCCACCCTTAGTGGGACAGTAACAGGGACTACTGCAGCCGTCGTGGCTGGTGGGGCAGGTACAAGTGCGATTGCTTCTATTTCTACAGAGCTAACCGTGGGAGGTTGGTAATGAAGAAATTACTGCTTTTACTTTTACTTTCTAGCCCTGTAAAGGCAGTTCCAGTCATATCTAATTTTGTCCAAGGCCAGTCTCAAGTCACTACTGAGAGCACTCAGACAGTAAGGGAAATTCAAAAGGTTTATTCGTATTCTACGGGAGCAACTTGGAGTGTGTCAGGTTTGAATATTGAGCCTGTTTCAGCAAATCAAGTAATAAGTCCTACATATAAAGCAATCAGTGAAAATACTATTAACAACGTGACAAGTACATGGACAGGAATCGATCTAGCTAATAAACCATTATTTAAACAAACAATCCCAGGGGCAAACATGCAATATATGGAAACGATCAGTCAGCCTGGTTTGACTTCTGTTTTGGAATTAGATCGGACTACCACTACTACATCAATAAGCACCAGTATTAGCACATTTAGTCAGTGAACTATAAATTTACACCTCTACTCTTTGCTTTAATATGCACCCCAGTTTCAGCAGATAACTACAGTTCAACATCAGCTCCTACTTCTAATGTAAGTGGTTCAATTTCGAATATCGGGGTGATGAATATGCCCACCCGTCAGTTTCAAAATCAATATGGTAATGGGGTTGTTTGTCAGGGTGAAACGCTTGCAGTTCAACCATATATTTCAACTAACATGAGTTTCACAAGACCATTTAATGAAACGAGTCCTCAATATTTATTCTCTAACATAGATGCAAACGAGGATGGAGATCCAGACAATCCATCTCAACTAATTGGTGAAAGGTATGCAGCAACAGGACAGAAGGATTCATTTGCAATTACACCAGGCATAAGCCTTTCATGGAATATTCCATTAGACAGACGTGCCCAAAAGCTTTGCCGAAAACTTGCAGCCAAGCAAGTACAATTTTGGGAAAACCGCATTGCAGATCAACGGATAAGTTATGAATTAGGAAGAATAAAACATTGTAAAAGTTTACTTTCAGAAGGTGTAATTATCACTGGAAAGTTTGCGTCAATATGCTCAGACGTTTCTCTTGGATTGCCACCCAACAGCCTCCCTCAACACCAACATAGTATTAGCCCTTTAGAGAACGACGTAAAGCCATAATTGCCCTATTCTTATCTCTTTGAGCTAGTTTTCTTTCATTATAACTTTGTACTTTTTCCTTTTTTCCTATCAGCTTAAATATTTTTTTTGCAATTTTTTTTGTAGCTGGTTTTACTATCTTGAGAAAAATTGAACTTGCAGGCTTGGCAGCTAAAACCACAGTTGCAGAAACAAAAGTTGTAGCAGCTACGGAAAGAACCTGAGAACCTGGGGGCGTGAAATTTTGGGCTAATTCTCCGAGGCTTATATTTTGCCAAACTGTTTGACATTCGCCTTCTATATCTCTTACATATGCCTTAACTCTTTTGGTCTGTTGTGGCCCTAATGCTCCAATTGGAAGTGCATCAATAGGTGGACAATCTAAAGGGATATTTAAAGCCAATTCTAATTCTCTTTTGTTAATGGGGTTAAGTTTCATATTTTTTGGAACTGTCGTTTCTTTTTTTTCTTTTTTTTCTGTTTTAGATTTAGTTTCCTTCTCTGTCATTTCTGACAATTCATCACTCATAGATTTAATATTTTCTCTTGCTTGTTCTTCAAATTGTTTTTTTAAATCTTCATTTAATTTGTCTTTTTGTTCATCAGATAATTTATTAACAACTGAAGGGGTCAAGATAGGAGGGTTAAAAGATCCAAACTTAAAATCACAAAAAGTTGAATAACTTCCTTTATCAAAATTAAAAACTTCTTGAGTTGCAAAATCTTCCCTAGCTTCTACACAAGGAAGATCAATAATAGGTTTTGGGAAATTAAAAGTTAATCGTTCAACTGATGGAATATTATTTCTTATTGGCAAAACAGCTATATCAGGGATACGAGGTTGATTTATTCCTATCTCTTTAATTTCCACTAACAATCAACAAAATCGGAACCTACCTCTTTTCCTAACTGACTAGCTTTTTTAACAGCAAATGCACTAGCAACCCAACCTATTATCGGGATATTAGATAATGTACTTGCCGCAGGTGTAGCAGTAACTAAAGAAGTACCCACAATTTCCCCTGTTGATTCTGCTGACCCTTTATTTTTAATACATTGCAAATATTCAGCCGTTAGTCGTGCATTATCTAAAGGTTTATGAGCGATATATTCTTTCCGATGGTAATCAGTTTTACCATGCCATTTTGTTTTTTCCGATGAAAATAAGACAGTCTTGGGTTTGTGCATGTTATGTGTGACTATCACCTCTAAGTCTCCAGACTCAGATCGGTTGTATTGCAATTGACTTGCCGAGTTCTCAGTCGTTTGAAGTCGAGCTAAATCGGGTATGCCGTCTTTATTCGCAGAAGACAGCAAAGTTAAAGACATTAAATTACTAGAAATCAGCCCTATTCCTAGCAGTCCAGGTAGAAAGTATTCTTTCATCAAAAAGGTAATACCCCCCCAGTTGCTGACGGTGTTTTAGGTATTGATGGCATTGCTCCTTTAACAAGAGAAGGTAACTGTTTTTGCACTTCAGTCATTATGGATTCTGTAATTTTGCCACGATTAAAGAAGGCAAACGCACCACCACCTACTGCTATTACAAGAAAAGCAGTATTAATGTAAACAAAAATTTTAAGCATTTAAGCTTGTAACACACTTAAGAATCATAGCCTAATTGTCTATGGCTGACCTTTTCGGCCAGCACTTAAATTAAGCGTGTGCATAATAAATATAAGTATCGCCCGCTATACTCCATCTTTGATTACCGCCTGTAAGAGTAAATCCTGTTGAAGTAGGTGCTCCTACATCAGAAGTACATATTTGGCTTTCAGTTATATCCATAAATAATCTACAGTCATTCCCTGAACCCCATCCTCTAGTTGTATCTAAGACTTGCCAATTTCTAGTATCATTTATATTTTTTATAATTATGAATCTAGGCTGAAAACCTAATGTAATTGTTTGGGAACTATTGCTACCACTGTACGATCCCGCAGAACTGATGCCGTCAACGCTGGAGAAAAGCATAGCTAAATATTTTGTACCTTGATCTCCTGTTCTGCTTTGACCGTTATAAACATAGAAAAATTGTGATGTAAAAGCTTGACCCCAATAATATTGTTGATTTGAAATATTATTTATATTTTTAGCTTCATTCAAGTGTAAAGCGTTGTTGTATGGAGTATTAGATAAGTCTTTATGATATACAGCCCATTGATCATTAGTTCCACCGTCTTCTATATTCTTCACCCAGATCATTTCAGGCACATTATTCGGGCCTAGATTATGCCTAATAGGTTCAAAACCGCTTCCACTGAATTTAGGAGTATAAGCCACCACATCAAAACCAGCGTGTCTTTTAAACATCCAAGCTTGATTACTTGAGGTGTATTGTTGATGAACACCTTTAGAAAAATCGTATCTTTCATAAGAACTTAAAGATGCTCCAGCATCCGTCTCGTTAAGCTTTAACCATTTATTAATTAATCTTGCTGTTGCTATCCAATAGCCACTAGAGGCAGGTTCTTTTGAGAATGTAAAATCAACAGCAAAATTACTATCAAAAGCAGGACCGTTAGCACTACCATTACCCGTATCTATAGCGAATACAGACGTTCCTTCTCCTGCACCGTAAGGTTTGCCAACGTAGCCATCGCTGCGTCTGATGGCTACAAATGTCATTGTATTTCCATTACCATTGACTCCAGCCGTGGCATTTCCATTAACTTTAAAACCTGTAGAATTAAATTCTAAATAATCAAAAGTTGTAAATTCGCTTCCAGTTGAATCAGCTTGCAAGCGATTGTCATTACCACCTGTTGTAACTCCTCTCAGATTGTCAAACACAAACCAATTCTCTGAAACAGAGGCGTTTTTTATTATTACCCAAGAAGGTTCAAATCCAATATTGACATCTACGGCTGATGATCCTGCACCTACAAAACTACCGCACTTGATTACGCCTTCCTGACTATCTCCAAAAACAAAACCAGCAGGGTCATCAAAGGGGCTATCTGTTGATGCTGTTACGTTAGAGTTTGTCCACGTGCCTGGGCTAACTGTTGCCCCTGTAGCTGAAGAATTGTTTAACGTCAGTAAAACTGTATTAGTTACATTAGTCAGTGGTGCTGTAGGAGGTTTAAAAGAAGAAGTATAGAGAGCCGTTCCTTTAATTACTCTAAGATTAGATATTGATCCGTTAACCCATTGTGCTCCTGTTCGGTTTCTTCCAATCGTAATATTTGCATTAGAAGCCCAGTTCGTATTATCAGTAACGGACTTTAGTAAAATACCATTTTTGAATATTCTCATGGTTGACCCAGATCTACAAGCAGCAATATGAGTCCACTGACCATTAACCATAGTTGTTGATGCTTGGTTAACGTAATTAGTCCAAGTTCCTACGTGAACTTGAGATTGACTGTACCCAAAATAAAAAGTATCGGTATTATTTGAATTACCTCCTGAATCAAATAAAGTTTCTAATGTACTGGAAAGAGAGTTTGGTTTTACCCAACACTCAACGGTATAATCACCTGTGCCAAAAGCTAAATCTGAACTTGAAGATTGCTGTAAGTCGGAACTACTTCCATTGAATGAACAGCTATGAGCAGTAGAGGCTGTGGACTCACCTCCTGCAAAAATATAAGCAACGTAAGTTTCATTATTAATATTTATATAACTACCAATTGTCAATTCTGTAGCTGTTGGCAACGCTGGATAAGCAGCACTAGTGTTTCTTGCAGCAGAGTTGCCATCAAGAAAAGCGTAATACTCGGAGGCACTCCCAGAAACTCTTTCACCAAAGCCTCTATGCCAAGTTGTTTTATTTTCATATTTGGTAGTACATATTATTGCAATCCAACCAGGAACCGAACCTAAATCGTGGCTTAAAACCCGACTTGAAGCGTCATTGCCAACGTAACTAATAACATCTATAAGACCGGGAGTTTTTTTGAATGAATAACTAACAAAATTATCACCATTATTGTTAAGAACAGACGAGCTGCCTATCGTGTAGCCATTATTATTAAAAGCCGTGTAACTATTAGCATCTGTTAA